CAGCCCCAGCCCGGAGCGCGCCGCAATTTGAACCCGGTTCAGCCCGCGCGCGTCGCGACACTCCCGAGCCCGAGAGCCCGGCGCCGTCGCCCCGCGCGGGTTCCGGCCGCGCATCCGAGCTTCCGGACCGCCCGGCGCACCCCAGCTACTCAAGCGGCGCCGCCGGCGTCATCGCCGCCACCAGCTCGGCCGCGAGCGCCGTGCGCGCGTCGCCCTCCTTGATCGCCGCCCGCGCCAGCATTCGCGCCAGCCGGTCGCGCTCGCCCGGGAAGGCCGAGAGCAGATAGAGCGCCTCGACCAAGATTGCCCACGCCGCGGCTCCCGGCGCCACCTTCCAAGCGCCCGCCACGACCACGAGCGCCTGCCAGTCAGACGGTCGAACCACGATCGAGATGCGCTTCGAGCGGCGCCACTCCGAAGAAGCAGGCAGCGTGCGAGCACGTTCGTCCATCCCACCATGATCCACCCCGGCACGTCGAGCGCCAGCCGGAAGGGGCTGGAGAGAGGGGGGCGCGATGCTCTCCGAATGAGCGATCTGGCGCCCGGAGAGGGCCTCGGCTGGACGCATCAGCGTGATAGGCTGATGCGAGAGCAGCATCGGCGCTGGCTTGGACGATCAGCCCGAGCTGCGCCCCCCGCCCCCGCCCTCGAGGCCCTCGAGCACCCCCCCCCACCCCCTCGCAGGGGCCCACGCGGCCCGGCCGCTCCATAAAGACGGGGGTACGGTGTCCATGAGCGGGTCCTCCCAGCAATTCTCCGTCGTTTTTCCGTGGATTTCAGCCGATTTTCGGCGATTTTCGGCGATTTCCCGGGTGTTCCACGTGGAACGCTCTCGATTCCTTCGATTTGCTCGTTCTGTAGGAGTCCCACGGGTCCTCGCGCTCCGAGATCGCACTCACACTCAGCTAGTGGCTTGCGCGATGAGGATTGCGAGCGACCCGTGGGCTCCCATGGGGCCAGGAGTAGGTGGTGCTGCCCCACACCAGCGACTCCCGGGCACAGCTGGACCGCCCCTTTCTGAGGCGATTTGAGGCGAAAACTTTGGTCGTTTTCGGTGGCGCTATGTCGATCGGTGGTCACGGAGGGGGCAGATCGTGTGTCGCGAGGGGGTCTTCGTCTTGCTGCCTCGCGACTTTCAGGCTCGGGACAGTGGCACGCCATGGCAGCAAGAGAGCGGTGCGTGCATCCCGAGTAGCTGCTTGAGCCCCTTGCTCGGCCGGCTTTCCGCCCGTTGCCCCAGGCTTTCGAGGGCACCGAGGTCCGCTCTTTCGAGCGGCCACCCCCCGCCACAAGGGGCCTATGCCGTGACCTACTCGGGGAATCTCCACGTCTTTGCGCTGGCGTCAAATGCAAGCGCGGGGAGGCTACGAGCATGGGGCGAAGGGCCAGCGGCAAAGAGGATTCTGGCGCGAAGGGGATAGACCGCCGTTTCAAGCTCGAGCAGGTGATCGACGGCCGGGTTGAGAAGGACCTGGTGGACGGAGGCCGGCGTGCCCTTCAAGCCTTGTGCCAGAGCCACACGTTCGAGGCGATCGAGACGTTGGTGGCGATCATGCGCCACCCGGGCAGCGAGACTACGTGTCGCGTGGCAGCGGCTCGTTTCGTAGTGGAGCAGGCGCATGGCCGAGCAAGCGCAACGAAGGAGCGTCCCGCGGAGTCGGCGCTCACGATCAACGTGGTTCGGTTCTCGGACCCGATGGCTCGTGCCCTGGAGGCGGAGGCGATGAAGACGGTCCGCGAGCTCGTGCCGCAGATCCATGACAGAACGCTCGACGGGATCGGGGAGGTCCAGTGAGCCTTGCCAAGCGACTCCTGCTTCTGGCCGCGGGGGACGAGGAGCTTCTCAGCCTGTGCTTGGCCGTCGCCATGACGGAGGTCGAGACGAGCGCCCGGTGGTCGAAGCAGCTCATCGCGGAGATCGCGGGCGGCCTAGGTCCGTTTCTGGAGCTCGACGAGGTAGCTCGCCTAGCCCAGATCGACGCGATCCGGGGACATCTGACCGAGCTCAAGAAGGGCGCCGACACGGCGCGGGATGTGCGCGATCAACTGGCGGCGATTCGATTGGCGCCGCCTCCTTGACCCAGATCACGCTCCCGCATCGCTGGAAGCCGAGGGCCTACCAACAGCCGCTCTGGAATGCGCTCGAGGCCGGTGCGACGCGCGTGGCGGCCGTATGGCACCGGCGCGCAGGCAAGGACGCGGTGGGGCTCAACTGGTGCGCGACGCAGGCCTTCCAGCATCCCGGGCTCTACTGGCACGTGCTCCCGACGTACAAGCAGGGGCGCAAGATCGTGTGGGAGGGCAAGACGCGCGATGGGCGCGACTTCCTGTCGGCGTTTCCGAAGGAGCTCGTCACGCGCGTTCGCGACGACGAGATGACGCTCTGGCTCGAGGGCGGCTCGATGTTCCAGGTGGTCGGCGGCGAGGACGTGGATCGTCTGGTCGGCGCCAATCCGCGCGGCGTCGTGATGAGCGAATACTCGCTGCACAACCCGGGCGTCTGGGACTATCTGCGACCGATTCTCGCCGAGAACGGGGGATGGGCGATCTTCCTCTACACGCCGCGCGGAAGGAATCACGGCTATCAGCTCTACACGCAGGCGCTCGAGAACCAGATCGAGAAGGGCGGCGTGTGGTGGGCGCAGGTCCTTACGGTGGACGACACGAACGCGATCCCGACAACTGCAATCGAAGACGACCGCCGAAGCGGGATGCCCGAAGAGCTGATCCAGCAAGAGTATTACTGCTCCTTCAACGCGAGCCTGGTCGGCGCGTATTGGGGTGAGCAGATGAACCACGTCGATCGCGAGAAGCGCATCACGGTCGTTCCGTACTGCGCCGAGTACCCCGTGCTCACGGGATGGGACCTCGGCATCGGGGACTCGACGGTGATTTGGTTCGCGCAGCAAGTCGGCCTCGAGGTCCGCGTGATCGACCACTACGAGTCGAGCGGAAAGGGCATCGAGCACTACATCAACCTGCTCCGCGAGAAGCCGTACTCGTATGGCGACCACCTGGTCCCGCACGACGCCGCGGCGCGCAACCTAGGTTCGGGCAAGACGATCGTGGAAGTGGCGCGTTCGATGGGCATCCAGCTTCGCGTCGTTCCGCGCCTTGGCCTCGAGGACGGCATCCAGGCCGTGCGCACCTTGATTCCGCGCTGCGTCTTCGATGCGACCAAGTGCGAGCGCGGCATCGAGGCGCTTCGTTCGTACCGCAAGGAGTACGACACGGAGCGACAGACGTATCGCGACCGGCCGCGCCACGACTGGTCAAGCCACCATGCCGATGCGTTCCGCACGCTCGCGGTGGGGATGCGCCCAGCGATCCAGAAACGCGAGTCTCGGGATTTGGCGCCGCAGCTCGCGATGGCCTGAAAGGACTCCATGCTTCCTGCACGCATCGAGAACCAGATCAACAAGTCGACCGAGGACATCGTGTCGATCTTGCAGAGCCTCCGCAGTCTGGACGAACAGATCAAATCGATCGAAGCACGACTCGACGCGATGAGCCCGCACTCGCCCTACAACCTGGCCGAAGCCGCGCGGGCGAAACGGCCGAAGATCCTCGACGAGCTCGCTGCCATGGACGACGACGTGAAGGAATCGAAGCGCCATGCCTGAGCTCTCCGAAGACGATCGCCTGGCCGTCATCAAGGCCGAGCTCTCCGACTGCATCGGAGGAGAGCAGTCTTCGCTCATCTCCGAGAAGCGCCGCAAGGCCCTGGCCTACTACAATGGCAAGCCCTTCGGAAACGAGGTCGATGGCCGCAGCAAGCTCGTGCTGACCGACGTGGCTGACGTGATCGAGTGGATGATGCCACCGCTCATGCGCGTGTTCCTCGGCTCGAGAAACGCGGTGCGCTACTCGGCCGTGGGTCCGGAAGACGCCGAGATGGCAGAGCAAGCGACAGCGTGGGCGCATATGACGTTCACGCGACACAACAATGGGTATCTCGTATTTTACCAGTGGATCAAGGACGCCCTACTCGAGATGAACGGCTTCATCCGGTACGGCTGGGAGCAGAAGTCGAAGCGATACACGCGCAACTTCGCGGGCATTCGCGAGGAGCAGCTCGCGGCGATCCTTGACCAAAAGGAGCTCCAGGTCACGGTCCTTGGAAAAGACGAGCGCATCGAGCAGATGCCCATCGGGATCGACTCCGTGACGGGAGTTCCGGCCACTCAACCCGTTCGCGTGTTCGATGTCGAGCTCGCTTACACCAAGACGCGCTCGTGTTTCCGGATCTACAACATCCCGCCCGAAGAGTTCCTTGTCTCAAAACGCTCGACGCTCGACCTCGACGAAGCCCGCTTCGTAGCGTGGCAGACCAAGAAGACCATCGGCGACCTGGTGGCGCTGGGCTTCGACAAGGACGATCTCGTCGATCTTCCGAGCGATGACCCGATCGAATACTCGCCGGAGCGCATCGAACGCTACGAGACGGAAGACGATGGCGGAGTCACGAATCGCAGGCCCTCGGCGCCTGACGATACGACGCGAGAGGTGTGGCTGACCGAGTGCTTCGTGCGCATGGATGCGGACGGAGACGGCATCCAAGAGCTGCGTCGCGTGATCGTGGCCGGCGGCCGAAACGCTTTCAAGATCCTTCTCGATAAGGAAGTCTCAGACATCCCGTTCGCCACGATTACGCCCACGCCCATGAGCCACGCATTCTACGGAAAATCGATAGCCGAGCAGGTGATGGACTTGCAGCTATCGCGCTCGACCGTTCTGCGCAACATGATGGACAACCTGTTCCTCGTGAACAACGTCCGCTATGCCGCGATGGAAGGCGAGTGCGAGATCGACGACCTGATCTCGAACCGGCCGGGCGGTGTGGTGCGGGTTCGGTCGCAGGGCGCGGTTACGCCCTTGGCAACGGCACCGCTGGGTCCGATGGCGTTCAACATGCTCGAGTACCTGCATACGATTCGCGAGAATCGGACCGGGATCACGCGCTACAACCAGGGCACGGACGCGACTTCGCTCAATCAGACGGCCACCGGCGTCAAGGCGATCATGGGGGCCTCTCAGGTCCGGATCGACTTGGTGGCGCGGGTGATGGCCGAGACGGGTGTGAAGCGCCTGTTCAAGGCCATGCTCCAGTCGGCCGTGGACAACGCCTCTGAGGTCCGCGGCGAGCTCGTCCTGATTCACGGCGAGTGGATCAAGGTGGACCCCTCGAAGTGGAACCCGGACATGGACGTGGAGATCGAGGTCGGCCTCGGGATCGGCGATGCCCAGCTCCGAATGGGCCAGGTCAGGCAGATCATGGAGGTCCAGCAAGGGGCGCAGGGAGCGGGCATGGGTGGGCGCGTCGTGACCGAGGACAACTTCTACAACGCGGCCAAGGCCCTCGTCGATGAGATGGGGTACAAGGCCCAAGACCTGTTCTTCACCAACCCGAAGCAGCTCCCGCCGCCGGAGCCGGCGCCCGATGCGGACATGGCAAAGGCGCAGGCCGAGATCGAGAAGGGGAAGGCGGAGCTGGCGCTCGATCAGGCCCGGTTCCAGCTCGAGCAACAGAAGGTCGCGGCCCAGATCCAGATGAACGAGCTCAAGACCCGCTCCGAGATCGCCCTGGCAACGGCTCGGGCGGAATCCGAGCAGAAGATCGGCCGGATGCGGGCCGTTTCCGGGCAGATGACGAAGGCGCAGGTGGCCGAGCACGACATGGCGCTCGAAGACCAGCGCGCAGAACACGAGCGCGAGATGAGCGCGAAGGAGGAGTCCGACGATGCCGAAGAATAAGATGATGACTTCCGCGGACCTGGACCAGCCGGAGGCGACCACGGCGGTTGCCAACGCGCAGACCGAAGGAGCCCAGGCCGAGGTTCTGGCCGATGAGCCCGCCTTCGAGCCCGCCCCCGCTCCGCCCGTGCCCGTGACGGCGGCCGAGCTCGCCCAGGACATCCAGCGGCTCTTGGACGTGTGCGGCGATCCCCCGACCACGCTCGGGCGCATCGAATCGCTCGTCTCGAGAGTGCTCCGGCCGTGACCGCGAGCGACCCGGTACGCCTGGCGCGCGAGGTATCCGAGGGCCACGAGGCCACCCGGCTGCTCTCGAACCCTCTGCTTCGGGGGTTCTTCGATGGCCGGCGCCTCCAGCTCCTCGAGCGGTGGCGCAAGACCGAAATGGCCGACGTGGAGGGCCGCGAACGGGTCTTCCGAATGATGCACGCGATCGATGCCCTGGAGCGTGAGCTTGACACTTACGCGGAGACGGGGAGGCTGGCCGAGATGGAACAAGAGGACGAGGGGAACATGAACCGGAGTGGCCGAGCCGCAGAGTGACACGTTCGAGTCCGGCCTAGGTCGGCTCGAAGCCCTGATTGAGAGCCCGAACTCCCCCCTCAAGGCGGACGTGGAGACGGATATTTCGCGCGTGCCCCCGGCGCCGAAAGATCCCGAGCCCGAACCGGAGCCCGAGCCCGAACCGGCCAAGGCGGACGCTCCGAAGAGCGACGATCCGGCGCCGGACGCGAAAAAGAGCGTCTACGAGCGCGGCGTCGAGACGTTCGACGATCTGGCCGAGCTGTTCGACCTCGATACAGAGAAGCTGTCGGAGCATTTGAAGATCAAGGGCGCCAACGGCGAGCTCGTTCCGCTCAAGACCATTCTCGACGCCCACGTGAACGCTCCCGAGATGACCAAGCGCCAGGCCGAGATGGATGCGTACCGCTCCCATCTCGAAACGGCCGCGCGAAACCTCGAGTTTGAGAAGCTGACGAAGGTCGCCGAGATCGACGCGCTCACGGTGAGCTTGAAGAATCAGCTTGCCAAGCAAGAGGCAGAGATCGACTGGAAGCAGCTCGAGGAAGAGGACCCGATCGGCTTCTTCAAGAAGCGCGACGAGCTGCGCGAGAACCACGCCAAGATCCATGCCGCCGAGCAGGCCGCACAGGTCGAGCGCGAGAAGCAGATGGCAATCGATGGAGAGCGCGCGCGCGAATCGCTGCGACTCGAGACGGTTGCGCTCATGGCCGCAAAGCCCGAGTGGAAGGACCCGAAGCTGTTCGCCGAAGAGATGGCGGGCGTTCGGACGTACTTGAAGGAAAAGGGCATCAGCGACGCCGCGATCGACACCATCGACAACCATGCGTTCCTCCTGATCGCATGGGAAGGCGCTCAATTCCGGCGCCTCAAGAGTGGCGCGGTGCTCGATGCGCATCGCGTCCCTGACGCTCCAAAGCTCATCAAGCCGAATGCTCGAGGAGATGGGAAGACCGAATCCCATCGCAAGACCGAAGAACTTCGTCGGACGCTCAAGAGGACGGGCTCGGAAGAGGCCGCTCTCGAACTGATAAGGGGGATGGTGTAATGGCAACGGCAACCCACGACACCTACGAATCCGTAGGTATCAAAGAAGACCTGGCGAATGTGATCTGGGACACGTCGCCGACGGACACTCCGTTCTCATCGATGATCGCGTCTCGAGGAAGTGCAAAGTCCACAGTCCACTCCTGGCAGCGGCACCAGCTCGCAGCGGCCGCGTCCAACGCGCAGGTCGAAGGCGAGACTCCCTCGGGCAACGACGCCAAGGCCACCGCGCGGCTCGGCAACTACTGTCAGATTTCTTGGAAGGTGGTCCGGATCTCCGACACCCTCGAAGCCGTCGATCGCGCAGGCCGGGCCAAGGAAATGGCCTACCAGCTCCTCAATCGCGGCCTCGAGCTCAAGAACGACGTGGAGCTCGGCGTGTGCGGGAACCACGCGGCGACGGTCGGTGACGACACCAACGCGCGCTACACCGCAACGCTGGAATCCTGGATTCAGACCAACCCGACGCAGGCGAACGGTTGCCTCGGCGGCGGCGCCGGCGCCGTCGGCACGATGTCGGGCGGGTTCGTGAACGCCGCGGCAACGGACTCGGCGGGTCCTCGGTCGATCACGGAAGCGATGCTCAAGCAGGCCATTCAGGATTGCTGGATCCAAGGCGGCAAGCCCGGCTACGTC